GATGCAGTATCATTAAACAAAGATGGGTCAGCTTATTGTTTCTCATGTCAGCAGTACATTAGGGAATACAATATGGAAACAAATCATGAAACAACAAATAGAGTAAATGAATATCAAGTAAAAGACTTTCTAAAAGAATCTAACTTTGCAGAAATCATTGACAGAAATTTAAAAGAAGATACCTGTAAACGATATGGTGTTACAGTTAAGATGGATTCTGTTGGTAGTATAACACATCATTACTACCCTTATCATGACAAGCAAGGTGCAAAGATAGCCACAAAAACTAGATACACTAAGCTAAAAGAATTTAGTATACAAGGTAATACAAAAAATTCTGGATTGTTTGGTGAACATCTTTTCACAAAAGGTAAATACATTATAGTAACTGAAGGTGAGTTAGATTGTTTATCAGCTTATCAAATGTTTAAGACTGATAAGTATGACACACCTGTTGTTAGTATTAAGAATGGAATTACTTCAGCAGTTAAGGATGTTAAAAATAGTTTAGATTATCTAGAACAATTTGATAATGTTATTATTAATTTTGATAATGATAAACATGGTCAAGAAGGTGCACTAAAAGTTGCAGAATTATTTAGTCCAGGTAAATGTAAGATTATGTATTTACCTCAAGAATATAAAGATGCATCTGATTGTTTAACTAAAAATAAAATTCAAATTTATACTAAAGCTTTTTGGGATGCTAAGTTATATGCACCTGATGGTATTATAAATGCAAATGTTTTATTTGAAGAGATAGCTAAACCAACAACAAGAGCATTTGTTCAGTATCCATTTGAGGGTATGAATAAAATAACATATGGTATTAGACCTGCAGAGTTAGTTACATTTACAGCAGGTTCAGGTTTAGGTAAGACACAAGTAATGAGAGAAGTAGTATATCATATGTTAAAATCTACTGAAGATAATATTGGTTTACTTATGTTAGAAGAAACACCAGTCATTACTTCTAAAGGTTTGATGAGTATTGAAGCTAATCAAAGATTACATTTACCTGATGTCCATGTAAGTAAAGAAGAATTAAAAACTTACTTTGATGCAACGGTAGGTACTGGTAGAGTTTATATGTTTGACCATTTTGGTTCTAACTCTATTGACAATATAGTTTCAAGAGTAAGATACTTAGCTAAAGGTTTAGATTGTAAGTATGTAGTGATAGACCATGTTAGTATTATTGTATCAGACCAATCTCATGGTGATGAACGAAGAGCATTAGATGAGATTATGACTAGGTTAAGAACACTAGTTCAAGAGACTGGAGTATCAATGATAGTTGTATCACACTTACGAAGACCAGACGGTAAAGGACATGAGGAAGGTGCAGCAACATCTTTATCACAGCTTAGAGGTTCAGCAAGTATAGGTCAACTAAGTGATATGGTTATTGGATTAGAAAGAGATGCACAGAATGATGACCCAGAGATTAGAAATACAACAAGAGTTAGAGTATTGAAGAATAGATTTTCTGGGCTCACAGGACCTTGTTGTGATTTAAGATATGATGTTGATACTGGTAGATTGAAAGAGGTTAAAGTAGATGACCTTTAATAAAGTAGTGTTTGATATTGAAACAACAATGACTGCAGATAAAATTTGGTGCATTGTTTGTAAGCATGATAAAACTTACTATCAATTTGTAGAAGGTAAAAACTTAAATAGATTTGAAGAGTTTGCAAAACAAACTAAAGAATTTATTGGACATAATATTATTGGGTTTGATGTACCAGTAGTTAAAAAGTTTTTAGGTTCAGACATATTTAAGAATTGTAAACTTACAGATACATTAGTATTATCAAGATTACTTAATCCAATATTAGATGGTGGACACTCATTAAAAAATTGGGGAACAAAGCTAGGTCAAAACAAAATAGAGTTTGAACAGTTTGATTATCTTAGTGATGACATGTTAAAGTATTGTCGTAATGATGTTGCATTAACAGAAAAGCTTTATAAATTTTTAATGAGAAAGATGACTGACTTTGGTGAGTCAATTGAATTAGAACATAAGGTAGCTGAGATAATTCAGAAACAACATGACAATGGATTTCTTATTGATGTTGTTAATGCATATGGATTACAAGCTAAGTTTCAAGAAGACATGAATGAATTAACTACTGAAGTTAGAAAATCTTTTCCACCAGAAAAGATAGAAGAAACATTTATACCTAAAGCAAACAATAAAGCTAGAGGTTATGTTAAAGGAGTTCCGTTTACAAAAGTAAAATACAAAGAATTTAATTTAGGTTCACGACAACAAATAGGTGAACGATTAATGAAGCTAGGTTGGAAACCAAAAAAGAAAACAGATAAAGGACATGTGATTGTAGATGAAAAAGTTTTATCTGAAATTAAAAATATTCCAGAGGCTGCATTAATAAACAAGTTTCTCTTGCTACAGAAAAGGATTGCTCAAGTCAGTTCTTGGATTGAAGCGATTAGAGAAGATGGGAGAGTACATGGAAAAGTGATTACTAATGGTACAGTCACAGGTAGAATGAGTCACCAGTCGCCCAACATGGCTCAGATACCTGCTGTGTACTCTCCTTATGGTAAAGAATGTAGGGCATTATGGATACCAAGAAAACAATTTAAACTAGTAGGTGTTGATGCATCTGGACTTGAGTTAAGAATGTTAGCACACTACATGAATGATGAGGAATATATAAATGAAGTCGTTAATGGAGATATACACACAGCAAATCAAAATGCTGCTGGTTTGGAATCAAGAGATAAGGCGAAGACTTTTATCTACGCATTTATCTATGGAGCAGGTTCAAAAAAAATCGGAAGTATCATTGGAGGTACGGAAAGAGATGGAGAAAGAGTTAAAGAAAAATTTCTTAGAGCAACACCAAGTCTTAGAAGCTTACGAGAAAAAGTGGATAGAGTGGCTCAACGAAGATGGGTCAAAGGACTTGACGGAAGAAAAATAATTATTAGACATCCACATGCTGCATTGAATACATTATTGCAGGGAGCAGGTGCAATAGTTATGAAGTATGCGTTGACATTGCTAGAAGAATATGTTAATAATAAACGAATCAAAGCATTTCCAGTTGTAAATGTACATGATGAATTTCAATATGAAGTTGAAGAATCACAGGCAGAAGAGTTTGGAAAGATTGCAGTACAAGCAATTATAGATGCAGGAAATAAATTGAAAGTGAGGTGTCCATTAAATGGCGAATATAAAATCGGAAACAACTGGTCAGAAACACATTAGTACTTTAGTACCAGATATTAAAAAATTAATTACAGATGTATCAAATGGTAAACCTGCACCTATTACAGAAGAGAATCTAAATAGATTCTTAGATAGTATTAAAGAAGCTTTACTATCATGGAACAAACCTTCAGTCAAAGAAAAGTATGAAGGTAAATTAAGAATGTCTGTGTTAGGTAAACCACCTAGACAACTTTGGTATGATAAGAATAGTCCTAAAGAATCTAAAGAAGATAACTCTGATATGACATTAAAGTTTTTATATGGACATATTATTGAACATCTTATTTTATATCTTGCAGAATTGTCTGGTCATAAGATTGAAGACCAACAAAAGAAAGTTGAGATAGATGGTATTACTGGACATATAGATAGTAAGATAGATGGAGAAGTATGTGATGTTAAGTCAGCATCACCATTTAGTTTTAAAAAGTTTGCATCAGGTGAGATAGTTAATGACGACCCCTTTGGTTATCATGCCCAGTTATCAGGATATGAAACTGCTATGGGTACTAAGGAAGGTGGGTTTCTTGTTGTTGATAAATCTTCTGGTGATATTTGTTTTTATAAACCAGATGATATGGCAAAACCAAATATACCTGATTTAATATCTACTTTAAAAACAACATTAGAAAGTGAAGCACCACCTAATAAATGTTATCAAGATAAAGAAGAAAAGAATGGTAACAAAACTTTAGCAACAGGCTGTCAATTCTGTATACATAAATGGGAATGTCACTCTGATAGTAATAATGGAAAAGGTTTAAGAGTATTTAAGTATGCTAATAAAAATGTTTTCCTTACTCATATTGTTAAACTTCCTAACGTAGAAGAAATAACTAATCAATACAAGGAGCAAATAGAAACCTATGGAAAACGTCAAGCATAAACATTTACTTATTAGAGCAGAAGTAAATAAACCACCTGCATCAGAAGAACATATTATTTTTTGGTTAAAAAATTTAATTAAAAAAATAGATATGAAAATACTTGCAGGTCCTTACGCAACTAAAGTTACTAAGACAGGTAACGCAGGTATAACTGGTGTTGCTATTATAGAAACATCGCATGTTGTTATTCATACTTGGGATGAAAACAATCCTGCTTTAATACAACTTGATGTATACTCATGTAAAGATTTTAAGAAGTCTGATATATTAGAATGTTTAGAAGAGTTTGAAACAGTACAAGTTGATTATAAATATTTTGATAGAGAAAATAATTTTGAAGAAATAAAATAATGAAATGTTTTTATTGTAATGCTGAAGTAAGATGGAACGAAGATTATGATACTGAAGATACTTATCCAGATTCAGAACACGATATAGTTAGTATGTATAACTGTGATGAATGTGATACATGGTATGAAGTCTTTTCACACAAGAAGGAAAAGAAGAATGAATAGTTATGAAATAAAAGAACCTATTTGGAAAGATAATAGTATTGGAGTAGCAGAGTTTAGATTACTAGATGATTTATTAATTACTATCTCTTATAAAAATAAAAACAATGAAAAAGTTTTTCCTAAAACTTACATAATAAAAAATCCTAATCTAACAAATAGAAAGTATCAAATTATAAATGGTAAAAAAATATATAAATTTTTAATAGAAGAATTAGATATTTATGAACAGTAAAAAAATAAAAAATATAAGAAGAAAAGCAAAACATATACTTGTTGAATGGTTACAATCTTTATTATCTAAAGATGAAGCTAGTAAAATTAACTATAAGAATGTATTACAATTCTTACCTAATCAAACTCACTATTGGCAAGATACTACATTAAGACTACAACCATGGTCATATAAGTGGGTAGTTAAGAAATTAAAAC